CCTGGCAGCCACAACGCCCAGTCACCATGCGGCCGAGCCGGATGCTGTCCATCGTCTCGGGCTCGGGTGCGTGATAGATCGTGGTGCTCATGGCGCAAGCCGATCGTCGGGGGCGTGGGGCATCCGGACGACCATCACGACCAGCGGGCCGAACATCACGACGAGAACGGCGGCGATGATGAGGAGGGTCCTCACGAGTCACCACCATCGGCCGGGGCGACCTCGGCCCACCGGGCGGCCAGAGCGGCCACGGTCGACGGGACGGTCACGAGGGACGCGTGCGGCCACACCGGCGACCGGTGGTACCAACGGCCTCCCATCGGCCACCACACCGATCCGTCGAGCGAATCGAGCTCACCGGTGAACGTGAGCTCGGCCCTGCCGATGTTGTGTTCGGTGACCCGGTTGATCGTGGCGAACGGGTCGCCGGAGATGGGCGCGACGGACCGGAGGAGACCGGGGCGGGGCCGGCCTCCTCCGTCACCCGTGGTGGCGGGCGCCGTCGCTGGCGACGTCGGGGGCGTCGCGTTCTCGCTCGGCTCGACCCGCGGGCCGGAAACCGCGAGGAGCCGAGCGTCGCGCCGGCGGCGGCCGAGGGGGCGGCCTGCCAGACACGCGATCTGGTGGATCTGGGCGGTCACTGGCCACCGTCCTCGAGCTGGCGGAGGATCTTCGTCGCGAGCTCACGGACCGGAGCCGGGGCGCCGGCGAAATCGCGCTCGAGCTCGGCGCGCCAGAGGCGGAGCTCTGGCATCGTGAGCGTGAGGTGAACGGCCACGGCGGGGAACTCGTCCGACTCCCAATCGAACGGGCGGGCGGCCACCGGGCGGAGATGACGAACCGCGCCCATCACTGGCCATCACCCGTGGCCGGGGCGAACAACTCGTCGACCTTTGCGCTGAACTGAGCGGCGATCGCTGCGTCGAGATCGATGCGGGCCTGGGCGAGCACTGCGGTGATCTGCTCGGTGAACCGGTCGATTTCGTCGATCGATCGGAACACGATCGTCGTCGATTCCGAGGCGATGGGGTCTCCGTCGTGCGGGCGGCCATCGAACGCGATCGTCGTAACCATCCCGCGTGCGGTCTGCCAGGTGTGGTCACCGCGAATGCTCACGAGAGCGGCGTCGTTCTGGATGTTCGCGGCCATCACTGCCACCGGCCCGGGCGGATCACCTGGCGGCGATCGAGGTTCCCGGCGTTCTGCCACCGGCGGGCCTGGCGGCGAGCACGGACCCCGGTCGACCAGCGGTGGAGCTGCTCGGCCTTGATCGTGACGGCGAGAGCGACGATCAGCACGATCGCCGCGGTCCACGGGTACCACGGGCTCACCGGTGCGATGTCGATGGTGACGGCGGGGAGGTTGCTCACTTCGGTTCCTGCTTTCTCGGGGTTCGGGTGTCCCCCGCGAGGGATGTGCGCGGGGATGAGAGGCGGCCACGCGGTGTGGCCGGTCGGGGTCATGCGGCCTGGTGCTCGGCGGCCCATCGCTCGAGGGCCGGGAGCGGGTAGAGCACGCGGCCGGATTCCGGGTCGACGAACGTCGGGAGGAGCCCGGCGCGGGTCCAGGCGAGGACCTTCTTCTCGGACCGGCCGAGGTGGCGGGCGGCCTGCTTCCGGTTGAGGAGGAGCGGTAGCTGGTCCATCACGCGACGGCGCTTTCTGCGGCGACGATCGCTGCGACGGGGACGCGGAGGGCGTCGGCGATCGCGAGGAGCTGGGCGGGGGTGCCGTGGCGGTGGCCGTTCTCGAGGCGGGAGATCACGGTGGTGTCGACGCCGGAGGTGGCGGCGAGCTCGACACCGGTCATGCCGGAGCGGGTTCGGATGGCTCGGAGGGCGGCGCCGTTCACTTTCACGGGTCGGATTGTCGTCCATCTGTCAATGTTTGTCAAGTAGCCAACGGCAGGAATTCCACGGAGTGTCAATCCGAACGATCGTTCGGCCTGTGTGCTCGGCCACCACGTCGACGCCGTCCATCGCGGCACGGTACCGAAAGGGTGCGCGCCGGGATCGTGTCACGACCTCGTGTCACGTCAATAGGTGGTGTGACCAGGGGCCGGACGGCGGGGATCGTCTATCGCCCCTGCTAGAGCGTTCACGGGCGGAACGGATCGTCCCGGACTGTTGCCGTGTAGGGCTTAAAAGTCCGCTGCTCTAACCATTGAGCTAGAGGGGCGTGAGCTGGTACGTTGTGCCTATCGGCCGGTACCTGGTGTCACGGAAAATGTCACGATTGGTTTCGGTGTGAGCACGAGGGAGACGGTACAGGGATGAACGGGGCGCTACAGCATCTCGGCGGCGACAAATGGAGGGTCCGCGTGTACGCAGGTCTCGACCCGGTCACCGGCAAACAGAGGGCCCGATCGAAATCGTTTCGGGCGACCGGCAAGCGGGCGGCCGAGCGGGCGGCGGCGATCCACGTGGCCACACTGCAGGGTGACATCGAGGAGCGGGCGGCGGCCCGCGGGTCGATGGCCGATCTCGCCGAGCGGTGGCTCGACCTCAAGCGTCGCCAGGGACGAGCTCCGTCGACGGTGGAGGGCTACGAACGGATCATCGAACGGATCGTCGAGCGGTTCGGCCACCGGCGCGTCGCCGATGTGCGCGGCGTCGACATCGACGAATGGTACGGGGAGCTGCTCGCCGAGCGCGACCGGGCGACGAAACAGCCGGTCCGGTCGGCGGCCACCGTCCAGCACTACCACTCGGTCCTCCGGGCGATGCTCCGCCAGGCGGAGAAATGGGAGATGGTCGACACGGTGGCCACCCGGCGCGCCTCTCCCCCACCGGCGGCGAAACCGGAGATCAAGCCACCGACGACCGCGGCGCTCCGGGTCGTGCTCGCCGAGGCGGGCGCCGGCGATTTCGGGACCGCGCTCCGCGTGATCGTCGGGACCGGTGTCCGGCGCGGTGAGCTCTGCGGGCTCCACTGGTCGGATCTGAACGGGGCCGAGCTCACGGTCCGCCGATCGGTGACCGAGCTCAAGGGGCGCGATCTCCACATCGGCACGACGAAAGGGAAGCGGCCGAGGACGTACACGGTCGGCGACGACGTGCTCGAGGCGATCGCCGATCAGCGTCGGTTGCTCGAGGCGCGGGCGGCGGCGATGGAAGTGACGTTGCCGGTGGACGGTCCGATCTGGGCGGATCTGCGGGCGGATCCGTCGGGACGCACACCGCGCCGGCCCGGGTGGGTGTCCCACCGGTGGGCGGAGCTCCGGGCGCGGCACGGGATGGACACCGTCCGGCTGCACGACCTCCGCCACTGGAACGCGACCACGATGATCGACCTCGGCGTTCCGATCGCGGTGGTGTCCGACCGGATGGGACACGCTCAAGTGTCGACCACACTGAACATCTACACACACCGCGTCGACGCATCTGATCGGGCGGCGGCGGCGATCCTCACCGGCGCGATCGGGCCCGGCGCTACGGTGTCGCCATGAGAACGATCACGGTCCTGTCCGCGCTCCTCCTCGTGGCCGGATGCTCGAGCTCCTCGGACGGGGCGCCGGCCACCACCGACGCGCCGACCACCACCGTCGACCGGGAGGCCGAGAAGTTCCGGACCGATTCGGAGAAGTTCATCGAGGGATTCGATGTGGCCGAACAGGCGGGCCAGGCGTTCACCGGCGCGGAGTGTGACACCCCGGACCGGATCGCGCCGAACGTCACCTACTCGTGCACGGCCACCGGTGAGGACGGGACGGCCTGGTCGTTCGATCTCGAGGTGACCGGTGAGCTCGAATTCACCGTGACGCGCGGGGCGCCGGTCGGGTCCTGAAAACGGCGAATGACCCCCACCGGTGCGGGCGCACGGTGGGGGGTCGATTCGCCGGGGAGGTCAGGGAGCGGCGTTGTGAGCGGACACGACGGCGGCGACCTCGGTGGCGGTCCACGTGCCGCGCACGATCCCGACCTCGAGGACCTCACCGTCGAGCGGGATCACACCATTGGATGACCCACCGATCCGCATCGGCAGAGCGTTGGCGTGGTTGCCGGTGGTGACGTCTGTGATGTTGGCGGTGACGTTGTTCGACACGTAGCCGCGGAGGGTCGTTCCTGTGCGGGTCATCACGTAGACGCGGAGCGTCCCGTCGGTGTTGGTTGCGTCACCGAGGGCCGATTGTGACGTCCCGTCGTCGACGAGGACCTGCTGGTTTGTTGAGGTGACGCGTCGCATCCACCACCCGGCGGCCAAAGCGCCATTGTTCTTTTTCGCGATCAGCATGGCGTCAGTCGATCCGAACACGCGAGCGACGACCACGATCGCGAAGTCCTGGCCGGCGTTGATCTCGAGGAGGTCGTTATCGGCGACCTCGAGGAAATCGTCGGTCCCGAACAGCCACACGGGCCGGGTGACGACAGCCGTCTTGCGTCCGGAGGTGGCGCGCCAGATTGTGGCGGTTGTGCCGTACTCGGTGAGGAACGTGTCGTGCGTCGTCACCTTGCCGAAATCGATCGCTTCGACCTCGGTCCCGTCGACGCGATAGCTGAACGCGTGGTACTTGCCCGGCCAGGTCTGGCCGCCGAACGACGTTGCTCCGATTCCCATCGGGTACGTCGTGTTGAACAGAGGGGACGATGGCACACCGGCCGTCAACGTGGCGCCCAATTGGGTCCACCCGGTGTCATCTCTCAAGCTCGCGAGTTGGGATCCGCCCGGAGAGATGTTCTTGGTGTAGATGCGGACCTCGGCCGGGCTTGCGGTCCAGTCGACCCGGACGGCCAACGGGCTACCGTCGGTGACGGTCGGGGCGACGGTCGACGAGGAGTTGAAATCCCACGCGGTACCTGACGTGGAGAGGAGCACGACCACGTGGCCACCCGGCGAGATGATCCCCATCTGGATGCTCAGTTCCGGAGACCCGAAACCGGAATGGGAGAAGAACGCCGGGGCGGCGCTGGCCGGGGTCCAGTCATCCATCGCGAACAATGCTCGAGCCGAGAACGACGTCGTCGGGCTCGGCCGGTCCGGGACGGTCACGACAGGCTTGCCGGGCGACCCAGCGGAGTAGAGGTAATTCGTCCCGGTGTGCGGGAGCAGGAGCGGGTCGTTCGTGTCGACGGCGTTGGTGGCGGTGACGGTCACGGTCGGGCGCGCGCCCCCGTTGATCGTGACGGTCGGGAGGGCGCATCCGTTCACGGTGACGGTCTGGCCGGTCGCACACGGGAACGACGCGGTGTCGTCTGCCTGGCCGGAGAAATCGACGTCGAGCACGATCGGGCCGGCGATCCCGTTCCGGACAATCGCGCGGCGGACGGTCGGCCTGCCGAGCCCGTGTGCACCGGCGTCCCACGCTCCGACATCGATCGGGACGGCGCTTGTCCCGATCGACGTTTGTTTTCCGGTCCCGACCACGGGCGAGCCGAGCTGCGACCATACCGTCGGGACGTCGGGCCCGTCGGGGGCGGTGTAGAACGTTGTCACTGATTCGCCACCGTTGCAGTCGTGGCAGACGCGCACCCACTGCGTCGACCCGTCGGCGAATCCTGTGGGGGTGTCCGAAATCGCCGAGCTCGAGGCTGCGGTCGGTGACCAGTAGAACTGCAAGCGACCGGCCGTTGTCACGGTCAAGAGCCAGTTTCGGTGGGTTGCCTGGTTCCACTTGCCGAAAATCGCCCATTCGGACGGCGCGGGCGTCCAGTCGGCGAGCGACACGCGTGCCATCACTTCGATCGTCTCGCCGTTGTCCACGCGCGCCGGCGAATCGGGGACCGACGCGTACACACCGGACACGCCGGGGAGGACGAGGGATCCGTTCTTGATTCCGTACCCGTGGCCGGCGGTGAACGACGCGGCGTCGTTCGGGACGTTGGCCGGGTTCACGTCGAGCACGGTCGGCCCACCGATCCCGTTCCGGATGATCGCGCGCCGGTACCGGCCCGGGGTGGGGAGCGACCCGTCGGGACGGGTGCCGATCGTGACGGGCTCCGACGTATCGGTGAGGGTCATCACGGCGGCGATCGTGTTGAAACCGAACAGCGTCCACGACGTCGGCTCGGTGTCCTGATCGGGCGCCCAGTAGAGGCGGGCGGTCGATCCGCCGGCGCCGTTGTCGACGTCGAGCGTGACCTTGATCCAATAGGTCTGGCCGTCGGTCAGGATCGCGCCGAACGCCGGGAACGTGTAGACGCGGGTGCTGCCGGAGAAGATCTCGAGGACGAGGTTCCCGTTCGATCCGATCTCGTAGCGGAGCTCGTATCCGAGGTAGTTCTTGCAGAGAATCGACGAGTAGTTCGCCGGGGTGTTGTCGTCGAACGCGGCGCGGACAACGAGCTCGAGGTCACCGGTGATCGACAGCGGAGCGGAGTCCGGGATCGTCGCGTTCACGCCGGCGACCCCGGGCTGGACGAACGTCTGCCGCTTGATCCCGTACCCGTGCGCGCCGGTGAACGAGGTCGCCAGGTCGGCGGCGCCGGCGAAATCGACGTCGAGCACGGCCGGGCCACCGATCCCCCGGCGAACGATCGCGCGCCGGTAAACCCCGCGCGCCGGGGCGTTCACGCCGAGATTGCAAGCACCCAGCTCGAGCGGCGAGGTCGACGCGTAGATCGCTCCGATCGCGTTGGTCTGCGTGCCGAGAGCGGTCCACGTGGTCGGCTCCGCGTCCTGGTCGGGAGCCGAGTAGAAAGCCACCTGGCCGTCACTGGCGCGCCAGGTCGCTTTCACCCACAGAGTCGCACCGTCCGGGGTGGCGTTGAGCAACGTCGGCGAGGTGCGCGACGACGCGGCCGTTCCGTCGGGCGAGACGTACAGGACGAGCGACCCGCTTGTCGACAGCCGGAATGCCCACGAGACTTGGCCGACGCCGGAGTTCTTCTCGATGATCGACTGTTCGGTCGACGGGGTCCAGTCGTCCATCGCGATCCGGGCGACGAGCTCGAGGTCGCCGGTGATGTCGAGCGGGGCCGAATCCGGGGCGCTTGCGTAGTTGCCGCCGACGCCGGGGAGGATCATTCCACCGGAGCGAACCTCGGCGCGGCCGACGGATCCGTAGCGGGCGCGGAGCACCTGTCCGCCCGAGCCTTGGTTGAGTGCCCACTGTTCGCCGGGGATCGAGCTCGCGGCGTCGATCGCGAACACGGCGCCGAGCCGGGCGAGGATCGATCGGCCCGACGACAGGTTCGACAGCGAGCTCGAGAGCGGCCCGAATCCGGCCGGGCCGGCCGGCGCGATCGACGTCCGGCCACGACGGTCGGGGACCGTGGAGTGGTGGGTGCGTCCTCTCACGGGCGGCGCTCGAGCGAGATGTCGTTCCCGTTGCCGAGGATCTTCACGGTCACCGGAGAGATCCCGGCCGTGCCGATGTAGATGTCGCGGGCGGCGCCGGACGGAACGACGAACGTGCCGGCCGCGGCTGCGGCCGGGTCCGCCGGGGCGGCGTTGAAACCGATGGTCCCCCACAGGGTCGCGGCGCCGGACCGGTTGACGACGGTGAGCCAGGCGCCCCCGGACACGAGGGTGTTCGACGCGACGGCGGTGCCGGAGAGGGTGGAGTGGACTGATTCGATCATCGGGGGGTCTCCTCGTTGGTGGTGGTCTTGCGGTCGTGCGCGTGATCGAGAGCGTTCTGAGCGGCGGACACGACGATCACGACCGCGCCGGCGATCCCGACGGCCCACGCTGCGGGGGAGGCGTCACCGGCGGGGAGCACGGCGACGGCGGCCGGGATCGCGATACACACCGCGATGATGGTCTGGCCGATCGTGCGGATCACCCGGGCGCCGGGCCCGATGCTCGAGCTCGAGCTCGGCGGAGCGGCCGGCGGGGTGGGGGTGGTGGGGTCGTACGGGATCACTGGAACATTCCTCCGGTCTCATTGGGATGTGTGCGGCGCCACGCTTCCGTCACCGCGCCGACGATCCGGTCGGCGAGACCATCGACGAACACGGACAGTTGGCCGGCGAGCTCGGCGCGCTTTTCCTTCTCGAGCGCGACCTCGTGGTGGAGGTCCTCGTTCGCGAGGCGGAGCTCGGCGTTTGCCTGGATGATCGTGGTCATCGACGCACGGATCGCGGCGGTCCGGAACACGGCCCACCCGGCGCCGACGGCGGTGAGCACGGTCACGAGACCACCGGCGGCGAGGACCATCGCGGGGACGTCGACGGTCGCGGCGAGCACTGCGGTAGCGGCCCGGTTCACGAGTCGGCGGGGAGGTCGAACGAACGGATCCATTCGATCGGCTGCCAGAGCGGCGCGGCGAGCGTGAACCGCGGGTCGTACACGGGACGGGGCGCCGGCGCGAATTCGGGTGTCGGCGCGGCGAGCATCTCGACCGTGGACGGTTCGTTCTCGCGGAGCCGGCGGAGCGTCTGGAAATCCCACGACCAGCGGCGCGGGTCGGCCTTGTTGTCCTTGTTGCCGATGATGATGAGCGGGCGCATGTCGTCGTCCTCCGTGATGGGGGTGGGGGTGGGCGATGGTGCCGGCGGGGCGGGTGGTGCCGGAGGGGCGGGCGGCCGGGTGGTGCCGGGGAGCGGCCACACGGCGAGCTGCTCACCGGAGTACTTGCGTCGCGACCGGGGGAGCTCGACCGGTTGCACGTGCCACGGTTCCCGGTTCACGTCGGCGAAATGGAGGAGACCGAACCTCCAACAATTCCGGTTCATCCACACCAGGTCACCGATCAGGTCTGCGGCGAACGCTTCACCATCGGCGTCGCTGGTCTCGTGATACGAGCGCGAGGGGAACGCGGCGTGCGCCACCTTCGGGCGGAGCGCGTATCGCTTCCCGTTGTAGCTACAGCACCCACCGGTGGCGACCTCGATGTGTCGATCGATCGCGGTGCGGAGCTGCACATCGGAGCTCCGCCACCCACCACCGAGACCGAGGTCGACACCGAGGTCGGCGGCGTAATCGAACATCGCTGCCAGGCGCCGGCGGAGCTCGGGGTCGAGCCGGGCCCAGGTGGGAATCTGCTCGAGCTCGGCCAGGGTGCGGCGCCGTTGGGTCTGGGGCGGCGTGAAATAGCCGTACAGGTAGGTGCGTGCCATCGGGGCCTCCCGGGCGGTCAGGTGGTGGAGAACGACACGTTCAGACCGAACGATGTGTTCGATCCGGCTTGGGCGATCACGGACCCGTCGGCCTGCACGACCAGCGACCCGAACGCGATGTTCGAATGGACGGCGAACGGGAGATCCTTCGTTGGCCGGTACCCGGCCGGGAGGACGAACACGGCGGTCCCGATCGATCCGGACTTCACGAATCCCTCCACGTAGACGATGTCGCCGATCTTCCGGTAGCGGGCGATCTGGAGCGTCCCCCCGAAATTCACCCACGTGCCGGCGAGGGTCGGCGCGATCCACGGGACGATCGCCGGGCGGGCCCTTTCGAGCTCGGCGATCCGGGTCCGCATGTCGGCGAGCTCCCGGGCGAACCGGTCGACCGGATCCGTCGGTGCGTTCTGGCCGATCATGCGGCCACCAGACCAGCGGACACGGTCTCGGTTCCGTCCTCGTCGAGCTCGATAGCGAGCTCGACCACCCGGTGAGCGGCGTTCACGGTCAGCCGGCCGGTGTTCACCACCAGGGTCACCGTGTCACCGATCCACACGTGGTCCGGTCCGGACCATCCGTTCGGCCGGAACTTCACGACGAAATCGGGGCGGATCGTCGACGTCTGGCCGAGCATCCACGTTGAGCGGCCGGAGAGTGTGGCCTGTTCCTTGATCGAGGTGTAACCGCGGGACATCTCCCACCGGCCCTTCGGGTCGGTTCCGATCCCGGCGGTTGTCGACATGACAGGCGTGAGGCCTTCGGCGCCGATCGCCATCGTCGCGTTCGCGAACGTGCGCTGGCCGAGCGACCGACGGACCCGGGAGAGGAGACCACCGTGATCGAGGCGGACACCGGTCACGGTGCCACGCGTCGGGTACCACCGGTTCAGCGCGAGGTCGGCGTCGATCTCCCATTCGAAACCACCGTCGACCCGGCCGAGCTCGGCGATCGCTTCGCCGCGCGGTTTCCCGGGGTCGTACGTGCGGTCCCGGGTGGTGCCCGATGTGGGGCCGATCCCGTTCGTGATCCCCCAATTCCCGCCCGATTGTGCTTGTGTGGTCTGGATCAGGTTCCACGCGATGGTGCCCTGGTCGACCGCAGTGAACGATTCGCCGGAGACACCGACGATCCGGTTATCGAGCATCCCGCGGTAGTCGATCGCGGACAGATCGAGCCGGTAGTCGTCCTCGGCGATGTCGTCCTCGAGCGGGCCGATCCGCCCGCGGAACAGTTTGGTCCCGTCCCGGTAGCAGATCAGATCGGTCGCGAGCTCGGCGATCGCTGCGGCCTCGGCGCTGTTCCCGTCGAGCGAGAAATCGGCGGTCGCCGGGTCGTCGACGCGCCACACGAGCCGGCGGGCGGATGCACCGGTGAGCTCGAGGAATGAGGTCCCGGCCGGCGGGGTGCCGGACAGAACGAACGACCAGTCGGCCATCAGGTCCGGACGATCCAGTTCGACAGCATGAACGGCTGCATGTTGTTGTGCGCGGTCCCGCTGCCCGCGTTGCCGGAGGTACCGGTGTAGCTCGGGAGGTCCACGGTCAGGTTGATCCCGGCGCCGATCACGGACACGTCGCCACCGGCGGCGGCGGTCACTCCACCGACCGGAACGTCGGACCCGGCGGCCTTCACGTTCACCGATGGGTGATCGTGGTCGATCGGGTGGGTGTGCACCGGGAGCTCTGCGGTGGACAGGGTGTGCGTGGCGGCGCCACCGGTCCCGCCGAGCGTGTTCGACACGGCGAGGAGACCGGCGTCGGTGCCGCCCATGTTGTCGAGACCGACCGGGGTCCGGCCGCGCATGTCCCGCAGATTGAACGTCGACGAACCATCACCGGCGCCGTACGGGTACCCGGCGGCGGCGTAGAGCGCGTGGAGATCCGGGTGTGCGGTGCGCGACACGGCCTGGCCGTACTCGAGCAACCAGCCGGACGGGACCAGCGCGGCGGGCCCGGTCCACACTTTCGAGGTGCCGACATCATCGCGGCGGCCGGCGGGCCGGCGTGCGTTCGCGGCTTCGGCCGGACCGGTGCCGGTCGTCGCGTCGTGGATCAATGCGTTCGTGATCGCCGCGGTCCCGGACGTGATCGGGCCGATCACGGCGATCAGAGCGCACGTGTTCGGGACCGCGGGCACCGTGGGCGACGCGGCGGCGGTCCCGGCGATCACCGAAATCCCGGAGGTGAAATCGGCGAGCGTGGCGGTGGTCTGGCCGGCGGATGTGCCGACACTCCCGGCGTTCGAATCACAGTGTCGGACAACCACGATGTCATATCGGGAGTTCGACCCGGGAGCGGCGGAGATCGCGACGTTCTCGAGCGCGGTGCATTTCGCGAGATAGTTCCCCTGGTTGGTCTGGTCGTCACCGGTGATGATGATCGACCCGGGCGCGACGTCGACCGAGAAGTTCGCGCCGGCGGCCCGTTGGGTCACCTTGAGCGCGGCGGCGGACAAGACACCTTCGTCCCACAGTTGGGCGATCAGCATCCGGTCGACACGGGCCGGGGTCCCGGCGGCCGGGTCTTGGGACCAGAGGGATTTTTCGAACGTCACAAGGGTCTCCTCAGAGGTAGGTGTCGCGGTAGACGATCTCGGCGATCGATCCGCCGGAGCTGGTCGCCGGAACGAATCGGATCTGGTTGTCGCCGGGGGCGAGCGACCACCAACGCGACGTCGGGAACACGAGGGTCGAATACCGGGAATCGGCGGGGTTCGCGTTGTACCGGATGGTGCGGGCCCGGGTGTCGACCTCGAGAAACTCGCCGGAGAGCACGGTGAGCGCATCGAATTCGAGGGTGCGGCCGGCGGTGTCGTTCACGATCACCGGGTCCGTACAGGGCCCATAGATCCGGATCAACGGGTATGCGTCGGCGTCGCCCGCGTTCACCGCGTTGGCGGAACCGAGCACCGGTGACGCCGGGTAGATCCGGGGGTGGATCAGGTCGTAGAGGCGGCCGAGCTCGGGGCCGGTGCCACCGGCCGAGGCGGTGATGGTGTGGAGCTCGGCGGATTCGAGCACACCGAACGGGGCGATCCACTGGACGGCCACGTTGCGGATGTGTTCGAGCGTCCCGGTCGGATCGAACGTGCCACGGCGGAGCGTCACCTGGAGCTCGGGGGCGTCTCCGTCGGTGATGAACAGCGTCGGCCGGAGCCGAGGGTTTGTGTACGCGCGGAGCCGGGAGAGGAGCGCGTGGAGCGGGCCGGTCCCGTCGATGGTGGTCACCGTGATCTCGGCGGTGACCGCGCGCGCGCCGACGTAGGTGGTGGTGTCGATCATTCCGTCGGCGTCCGGGGCGTTCTCGGTGACCTCCCGGGTTTCGGCGTCGCCGAGATTCCAGTTCCGGAGGTAGTACCCGGACGGGATCCCCTCGGCGATCACCAGGTCGTCGGGGATCGACGGGTCGGAGAGGCGGATCGTCACACCCATCGGTCAGCCTGCCATCGCGAAATTCACACGGTGCGCCACGGCGGCGGCGTCGGTCCCGTTCGTGAACGTGGCGTTCTCGATATGCACCAGCGGGCCGCGTTGGTTGGTGCCACCGACCGCGCCCTGTTGGGCGGGGGTGAGCACGACCTCCCCCCGCTGCAGGATCGCCGGGATCTCGTCGGCGCGCAACGAGCCGAACCCCTGCACGATTCCGCCGGAGTGGATCCGGGTCGCCGATCCGGGGGCGCGTGGTGGCACGGTGCCACCACCGAACGCGCCCGGGGCGATCTTCCCGGTCAGGTCCGGCGCTAGCACTTTCTGCATCAGGTCCCACGTGTCGCGGAGCGCGTTGTAGACACCCATCACGACGTCTTTCACGACACCGAACGCGGTGCCGAGCTGGTCGAGCGCGGTCCCGAATCCGCCGGCGATCAGGGAGCGGAGCGTGTCGGTCTTGTCCCACAACGTCTGGAACCATCCGGCGAGCGTTTCCATTGACCCCCACGTCGTATCGATCGCGGTGACGATCGCGTCCCACGCGGCTTTCGCGCCACCGGCGAGCAACGATCGGAGCCCTTCGGTCTTGTCCCACGCGGTCTGGAACCAGTCGGCGGCGGTCTGCAACGCGCCCCAGAGCACATCGATCGCGGTTTTCGCCACGTCGAGACCGGTCTTGAACGCGCCGGCGAGCAACGAGCGGACCCCTTCGGACTTGTCCCACATCGTCTGCAACCAGTCGACGGCGGCGCCGATGATCGGCGGGATGTTGTCGCGCAACCAGCCGAACACGTCCTGGATGATCGGCCACAGGGTGTCGCGGAGGAACCGGCCGACGGCGTCCACCGCGGTCCGGAACCAGTCGAAATTCTGGTAGGCGTAGACGATGCCGGCGGCCAGTGCGGCGACGGCGGCGGCGATCGCGAGGACCGGCCACGTCGCGGCGATCGTCGCGACGGCGGCCGATCCGGCGGAGATCGCCCACGCGGCGAACGCACCGACGAGGACCACACCGATCGCGGCCATCGCACCGATGAGGATCGGTTTGTGGTCGAGCAACCAGCCGAACGCGTCCTTGATCTTCTCCCACGACTGTTTCGCGATCTCGATCGCGGCGGGGATGTGATCCGACAACCAGGTCGCGATCGACTTGATCGCGGGGAGCATGGCCTGGAACGCGGGGTACAGCCCGCGGATCAACGATTCCTTGAGGTTCGCGATCGCGGCTTTCGATTCGTTCTGGGCCTTCGTGCCGTCCATCGATCCATCGGCCCACGCTTTCTGCGCGTCGGTCGACTTCGCCAGGATGAGCTCCTGCGTCGCGAGCGCTTTGGCCTGCTCGAGCGCGGCGCCGGTGAGGCCTTCCTGTCCGTTCTTGGCGAGCTGGGCCTGGACGTCAGCTTCGGAAATCGAGATACCGAGCGCCTTCAATCCGTCGCGTTCGCCGAGCATCGCTTTCGTGATGATGTCGGCGGCCTCGGTCGCCGAGGTCTGGCCACCGGACCAGGCGGACAACGCGCCGGACAGATCCATCATGTCCGTCGACATCCCGGCGGCGGCCTCGGCGGTGAACCCCATCGGCTTGAGGAGGTCAGCGATCCCGGCGGCGGTCCCGACAAGCTCCGTGTTCGTCATCCCCAGAGCGGCGGCGTTCCCGTCGGCCCACGTCTGCACCGATGTCAGCGCGCCCTCGAACACGGTGGACGCCTTCGCCTCGAGCGCGTCGAGAGCGGCGCCCTGGCCGAGGATCATCGGTCCGAACACGGCGCCGGCGCCGGCGATGCCGAGGATCCCGACACCGACAGCTTTCGCGGCGCCACCGATCGCGCCCCCGACTTTCCCGAACGCGGTACCCATCCGGCCGGACGTGTTCTCGCCTTCGGTCGCGAGGTCGGCCTGGGCGCCCTGCAGGTCGTCGAGCTTCGATTTGATATCGGAGATGTCCGCCTCGTAGCGGACCAGTTCGACGAGATCAGCCATCGGTCACCCCTTCCGGGTGTTCGCCCACGCTGCGGCCTCCTCGGCCTGCAGATGAGCCTCCGCGGTGCGGCCCTGGCGGACCAGCGGGTCGGAGCTCGCCGAGCTCTGCTCGTTGCGGAGCACGAGATAGGCGAGCATGAGGGTGATCTGCTCGTCAGGCAGACCGGGCGGGAGTTCGAACGGGAACCGGCCGAGCTCGAAACACACGTGGTAGAGCGAGAGCAACCACGGTTCCGAGCTCAGGACGCTTTTCCCGCCTCCAAATCTCCCGACGTGTCAGCGGTCGCGGCGGACAGCACGGCCTCGAGCTGGGGGACCAGCACGGCGAGATCCTGCTCGGGGACCGCGTTGAAAAACGCGGCGGACTCGGCGAACGACCGGAGGAGGTGGCGGCCGGTCTCGTCGACCAGCGCGAACCGGAGCACGTTCACCATCGCCCGGGCGTACTGGTCCGCCTCGTCACCGGCGGCGGCGATGCACTGCATCGCTTCGGTCCGGGACGGTCGGCGGAGCACGATCTGGCCGAGGGTGGGCAGGGTGACAGGGGTCTCCGCGGGGCGTACCGCGTTGCCGAGGAGACGTTCGATCGCGGCCCTGTCCATCAGTACGCGGCGACGTCGGCGGTCTTGGAGCCGACGGTGATGAACGCGCCGGCGCCCTTCACGATCGTGCCCTCCCGTTCGATGAACATCGTCGCACCGTCCGGGTTGAGCGCGGTGTACGGGATCGCCTTCCAATCGATCGACGGGATGGTGATTCCGAGGGTCCGCTGGTTCGTGGTCGCGAGGCCGTTGTCGAGCGCCACCACCAGCGAGCCGCCCTGGTAGAAGTTCTTGGACGGGGCGGTCCCGGACACGGTGCCGTAGTTCACCTTCCGATACTCGAGCTTGGCGGCGTCGTCGAGGAGCTGCTTCACCTTGACCTTGCCGGAGAGCTCGAGCTTGAGGAACTGGCCGCGGACCACCTGCGACAGACGGACGTCGTCGAGCTTCCACTCGAGGTCGATCCCGACCATCGCCACCGTCGACGAGCCGGCGCCATCGATCGTGTAGGTGGCCTCGGATGCACGGTACGGGCCACCGGGCGTGGAGCCGGACACACCGGTCTCCTGCGAGGGGGTGGCGGCGGTGGCCTGCCAGGCGGCGGTGAGCGCCTCGTACGAGAACGAGGACATGACGTCACCGTTCCCGTCGATCGAGAGCGACATCTTCGTGAACATCGCATCGACCAAACGGTCGATGATGTCACCGGAGACACCGGCGGCGTGTTCGGCGGTGATCCACGTGACGATCTCGGACGGGGTCGCGGTGTGGTCGTAGAGCGACCCGTTCAGGACCGACGCGTCGGCGCCGAGGAACCAGGCGGCGCACTGGGCGAACGTCTTGGGGCGGACGGCCATCCCGAAACCACCCGACGGATCGTGCTTCGTCTTGAGGGTGCGCGCGACATACGGGCCGGTGCCGGCCTGGCGGATGTCGTCGCCCTCCATCCCGTGGCCGAGATCGACGGCGGCCTGGTACGGGGGGAACACGGTCGGCGCGGCGGCGGTCCCCTTGCCGGACTGCTTGCCGATCCCGACGTAGTGGGCGGCCGAGCTGGTCGACCGCGGGTACGCGTGGCGGAGGAACGCGGGACCGACGCGGGTCGTGGCGGTGATGAGCATGAGGTGACGCATCGGTCAGCCTTCCTTTCGGGACTGGGCGAACAGGGTGGGGTCGGCGACCCAATCGTCGGACCACGGGATCGTCGTGTGTGCCGGCGATGCGAGCTGCTCGGGCGAGACGTAGATCTCGTCTCCGTAGCGGATGATCCCGACACCGGCGACGAGCACGGACTGGACGTCGACCCATCGGGCACGGACCGGCGGGTCGGGCTCGAGCTCGACCTCGAGCACGGTGGCGGCCGGCGCGGCGAGCGCGGCGGGGGCGTCGACGATCTCGGCGGGCGGAGCGTCGTCGGTGGTGGGGCGGGGGGCGGGGGCCATCGGGGTCTCCTCAGGTGGGGGCGGAAAGGGTGGTCACGGTCTTGCGGATCTCGACGAACGACACGGCGATCCCGCGCCACCCGGGCCGGTTGTCGAGGAGCTGCCACTGGCAGAGGTCGGCGCGCTGCACGGTCCCGCCGAGATCCCGGTCGAGATCGAGCGCGTCGCACACGGCGAGCGCGTTCCGGCGGAGGGTCTGCTGCGGGTCGTTCCCGGCCACGAGGCCCTCCACTCCGTACACGGTGTAGGTCCACGCGCGTTCGATCGGCCCGGCGTTCGCTTGCACGATCCGTTTCGACGCCATCGTCGGGCCGGACACCCACCAGGCGCGGAGCGTGGGGGTGCCGGCGATCGTGGAGACCACGTAGGGGCGGAGGTCGTCCCGGTCGAACGGATCCTCGAGGTGGATCAGACCGATGTTCGCGATCGTGCCGATCCGGTTCGCGATCCGGGCGACCACGGGATCGATGTCGGCTGTTGCCATTGGTCAGCCTCCGAGGTCGGCCATCGCGGTGAGCGCGGCGTGAGTGATCCGATCGACGGTCCCGTCGTCGCGGATCTGGGCGTTCGCCTTCCGGACGGTGCGCTTGCCCTTCGTGCCACGGGCGGCGATCCGGTCGGCGGCCCGGGCGCGGGCGGCGGGGGATCCGGAGAGCACGTTCGCTGGCGGCCGGCGGCCGGGGGCCCGGCCATCCTCGAGGATCGCGGCCATCGGCGAATCCGATCCGGCCTCCACCGCGCCGGGTTCCTCCACCACCGTGAACGACCGAGAGAACGGGCCGGACCCGGCGAGGGTCTTGGCGGCGAGCACGAATTCGTGGCCGATGTCGCGGAGCGCGGACTGGCCGATCGATTCGCACCGGTCCCGGGACGCGGCGAGCGCGGCCTCGAGGTCACCGGAGAATCGGACGGTGACGGTCACACGAGCCTCCATCGTTCGTACGGGTCGACGATCGTGAGGCGCTTGGACGCGGACCCGACGGCGGACGAGTTCAGCCGGCGGGTGTTCGCGTTGGCCGAGGTGCCGTTCTGGCCGAGACCAACGAACGTGTTGTAGGCGATCCGGTAGGCGTTGGCGGCGTCGATCATGTTCCGGGCCCGGTCGGTCCCGTCGACGAAATCGGTGGGCATCGCGCCCATACGGTCCCGGGATGCTTCGGCGGCGGCCGATGTGAGGACCAGCGCGGCGGCGAGCGATGTCACCGCGTCGAACGCTGCAGAACCGAGGAGGTCGACGGCGGCGTCGCCGGTCGGGACCGGCCAGGCGGCGGTGAAGATCACGCGGCACTGGCCACCGGCCACGGCCTCGGGGACGAGGAGCCGGGCGGTCGCCGGGGTGGACGGGTCACGCGTCGATGTCCACTCACCATCGGCGAGCACGGTCGGCGGGGTCTGGCCGGCCGGCGCTTCGATCGACCGGACCTCGGACATCCCTTCGTCCCATCCGTCGCCGATGGCCGGGAACGGGAGGTACCGGCCGACGGCGGTGAGATCGACGGCGGCGATCCGGGGGCGGTCGGTCGAGAACTGGGTGAGCGCGGGCCGGATCCCGACGGCGACGATCCCGGCGGACGGGTTGTCGATGAACGACGCGTCGCGGAGGAGGTCCCCCACGCGCGCCGTCCATTCGGTCAGGGTGCGGCCCACGCTCGGTCAGTCCTCGAGGACGGTGATCGGCGCGCCGGACGCGGCGAGCTCGGCGGCGAGCACGGGGTCGATCTCGTCGCCGGCGCGGAACGTGACGATCTGGACACCGACCATCGCGGTGAACGTGGTCTCGGCCCGGTAGCCGGTGGCCACCAGGTCGGCCGGCGGCGTGTCCTCGGGCGGTGCGGTGTCCTCCGTGGCGGCGTTCTCGACGGCCTCGGCGGCGGCCTCGATCACGGCCTCGAGCGCGGCGATCAGCGTCGACCGGGGGGCCTTCGCGTTCTGCTCGAGCTCGAGAGCGGCGAGAGCGCGGGCGTCGGAATCGTCGCCCTCCTCCACCCACGCGAGGACGGCGGCGATCGTGCCGGTCGGGACGGTGTCGGCGGAGGGGGCCTCGGTCACCGGAGCGGGCTCGGCCACGGGCTCGGCCACCGGGTCGGCGGCGGGGGCCACCGGGTCGACGACGAGCTCGGCCACCGGGTCGGCCACCGGGTCGGCGACGGGCTCGGCCACGGGCTCGAGCTCGGCCACCGGGTCGGCGGCGGGGGCCACCGGGTCGACGACGAGCTCGGCCACCGGGTCGGCGACGGGCTCGGCCACGGGCTCGAGCTCGGCCACCGGGTCGGCGACGGGCGGGTCTGCAGGCGTGGGGGTCTCGGCCACGGGGTCGAGGTCTGGGGCGGTGTCGGTCATGGTGATCTCCTCGATCGTGGTGGCGGTGGTGGGCGGCGGCGGGGCCGGCCACCACCCGGCGGGGTGGTGGCCGGCGTCAGCCGGGATGTCAGCCGGCGTGCTCGATCACGACGGCGCGCTTCACCAGCGCGGCGTCGTTGTTCGCGGTGACGTCGGTGGGGACCACGAAATCGCCGGTCCACGACCAGGTCGTCGACACGACCTGCTGCAACTTGTCCTGTGCGGGACGGACGATCACGACGACATCCATCTGCGGAGCGACGTTGATCATCGAGATCCCGGGGACGTCCTCCACACCGGTGCCGGCGAGGAGCTGTCCCTGGTCCTCGAGCGGCATCGAGAGGAGCGAACCGCCACCGAGCACGATCGGGCGGCGGGTCGTGACGGCCGTACCGTCGGTCGCAGCGGCCACCGTCGGGACCTCGTTGTTCATCACGAACGTGATGCCGGCGAGCGTGCCGATCACACCCATCGTGGCCTGCTCGGACCCGGCGCCGGTCCCCTGGAACATCTGCTTGAAGTCCGCATCCTGGAGGAGCTGCTGCACCGTGATCGGGTCGACGTGCGCGTGGTACGTGCCATCGGCCATCGTCGGGACGTTTTGGGTGCGGAGCCGGGCGACCGCGGCGTGGAACAGGGACATCGCGGCGAGGTCCGTCGAGATGAGGTTGTAGGCGCTGTTCCGCGCGTTCGGCCGGATCGACGTCGGCGCGTTGGCCGAGACGACCGGGTGGCCGAGGGTGTCGGCGGTGGCGGTGCCGAGGGTGAGGGTCCGGGTACCGGTGTTCACGCCGGTCACCGTGTTCGCGACACCGTTGATCGTGATGTTCAGCGGGTTCGACACCGACACCGGGGTCGGGACACCGTTCACCAGCACGGTCTCGAAACCGTCGGTGCTGTTCACCTGGATCGACGTGTCCGAACCGGCGGTGGTCCGACACCAGGTGCGGCCACCGGCGTACGCGGCGTAGAGGCGGGCGCGGGCGAGCTGGTTCAGCGACTGGCCGGCGTTGATGCCGAGGGTCTGCACGTCGCGGACGTACTTCGACGAGGCGGCGATCGCCGAACCGAGCATGTTGGTATCCATGCTGTTGCCGTACTGCTCGAGCGAGCCGGAGTACTGCTCGATCGAGTAGGTGGCGGCGCCGGGGTCGGAACCACCGAGCGGGGTGATCGTCGGGGTGAGGAGACCGGTCCGGGTGCGGGTGAACTTCTGGCCGGTGGCACCGGCGACGGGATCCGGGTCGACGAGCGCGGGGAACAGGAAGTCGGGGCGGAGCGCGTTCTCGAACGTGGCCTCGAGGATCCCGTCCTGGATGATCGCGCGGACGGCCGCGGGGAGCACGGTGTTCAGGGGGTGCCGGAACTGGACGGGCCCGACACGGGTGGCCGGAGCGGTGGGGGCCGGGAGCCGGCGGATCTGACGGATCGCGGCGGCGGTCGCCAGGATGGCGATCGCGAGCAACGCGAGGACGATGAGGGTGGACATGGTTTCGCCTCCTTAGGCGGTGGTGATGGTGGTGGTGATGGCGGTCGGGTTCAGCTCGGCGAGCTGGTCCAACCAGATCGCGACGGTCTGTTCCATCGCGGTGATCGCGGCGCAAGCGGACGGGTCCGCGTGGCCGGTGATCTTGAGCTCGAACGTCCCCTCACCGGTGGTGATCTCGGCTCGGATCACGTGCGGGGACGCACTCCGAACCGGGCGAGTTCGTCGCCGAGCTGCTTCGGGTCCTTGAGGTTGGCCGGGGCGTCGCGCCGGTGGCCTTGATCGGCGGATCCGTGGGGCCTCGTCGTCGCGGCGAGGTACGGGCGCTCCTTGATCAGAGCGTCCAGAGCGTCGCCGAGAACGGCGTCGCTCACGTTGCCCTCGGCGTCGCGCTCGAGGTCATCGATCTTGAGGAACATGGTCGCGTCAGCCGGGTTCGCGAGCTTCCCGGCGGCGGCGGCCGAGGCGCGAGCCTCGAGGACCCGGCGTTCGGCGGCGGCGACGCGGGCCTCGGCCTCGGCGGTCACGGTCTTGCGGACGTCGGCCTCGATCTCGGCACGGGCGGCGGCGAGCTGGCGTTCCTGCTCGGTCATCGCTTTCGTGCGGAGCTCCTCGGCCTCGGCGCGGAGAGCGGCGAGCTCGGCGGCCGTGGCGGCGGCGGTGCGTTCGGCTTCCCGGCGGGCGCGGCGTTCGTCGTCGAGCGCTTTCTTTCCGGCGTCGCCGAGCTGGTCGGCGCCGGGCGGATCCGTCACCGGGGGCGGCGGGTCGCCTTCGGGGTGGCGGAACACGAGCGCGCGGACGCGGGTGGACAGGGTGCGGGTCGGGACCATCGCGGTCTCCTCCTCTGTTGTGACGCGGCGCCATCGCGGCGCCGACGTGTTGCGCGATCCCGGCCTCTCGTCTGGTTGGCCGTGGCCACCTTCCTAGAGCGGCCGGGATCGGCGGCCTTCCCGCGGGTTAGGCGGGGCGGATCCCGGGTAGCTCGTCGCCGATCGTGCGGCGGGCGAGCTCCGGGTCGGCGAGCATCTCGTCGACATCCGGGATCAGATCATCGAGCACCGGGCGGCCGGCGGCCGGCGGTGCGTACTTGCGGAGACGGGCGAAACGCTTGGTCTCCCACGCGGCCAGATCCTCGGCCGAGGGTGCGGCGTTCGGACGGTCACCAGGGGATGACAGCATGAGCCGGGATCTCCTGTCCTGCGCGTCGAGCGGTGGCCACGATCCGAGTGTAGAGCTCCTCATAACCGAGACCGGCCTCGTCGATGTACTGGGGGACGAGCTCGGCGTACCGGGCGGCTTCGGTTGCGGTGAGCCCACCATTCGCGGCGGCGTACTCGAGGTCCCGAACGTCCTCCTCCCACGATTGGAACGACATCCGGAACGGGGGTTGGCCGTGCTTCGGGTTGAGCGCTTCGCCGAGGTACTGCTCGGCCTCGTCGATCATCGTGGTCCGGTCGATCCCGGCGATGTGGCCGGCGGCCTCGAGGTCGTCGACACCGACGATCTTCGTGATCTGGTATCCGTCACCGGCGACACCGGGGAGGAGGAGATCGGGGTCGATCTGGCCGGAGTACGCGCGGTCCGACGGGAGCTTTCCTCGGCGGAGAGCACCGGCGGCCTCGAGCCGGCGGGTCTCGTTCAGCCACATCTCCATCGCTTCGCCGGTCGACACGTCCCGGCCGAGCGCGTTTGAAATGTTCTCGGCGATCAGATCCGGGGTCGAGGTCGCCGAATCGTTGTAGAACGCACGGGAGAGCCGGGCCTTTTCCCGGTCGTCGACCTGCTCGAGCCAGTCGTATTCGCCACGACGGGACGCGTCCCCCGCGCGTGGCGGGCGGCGTACCTGCCGGGCTTCCCAGTGATCGAGCTGGGCGAACGCTTCCGACTGGACACGGGCGGCCTCGTCGGCGATGACACGGCGAACCTCGGGGACACGCTGCCGGGCGGACATGATTTCGTCCGGGGTGACACCGTGCCGGTCGGCCATCCGGATGACGTCCGGGTGATCGACGGTCAGTGATCGCGCCTCGGCCCTCGAGGCGGCCTGTTCGGCGGCGCGGCGTGCGGCTTTCTCGTTGAGGTCGGCGGCGGCTTTCTCGGGCGACACCCCGCGTCGCTGCGCGGCGCGAATCACTTCGGGACTGTCCGGCTTGTAACGGCCGGCCTTCACGGCCGTCGCTGCTGCGGGGGCGGTGACGGTCTCGGCGGCGGCCACCGACGCGGGAGACGGGCGTACGGTCGGAATGGTGACGTTCTGAACGGCGGTCTCGGAGGTGCGGCCGGCGGGGCCGAGCACCGGGCCGAGCTCACCGTGTTCGACGACCGAGATCCGTTCGGTCCGACCGGCCTGCAAGGCCTTGAGCTTGTCCCGGTCCTGCTCGAGCTGGGCGGCCCGGTCCTCGGCCTTCCGCGCCCAATCGTCCGCACGTTTCGCGTAGCGGGTCTCGGCGGCCTGGTTGGTGGTGGTCCGGGCCTGTTCCCGCCAGTAGGCGGCCTTCGCTTCGTAGTTCCCGACGACCTGATCCGTGGATGAGATCCGGCGTCGGAGACTGATCTCGTCGACCACTCCCTCAGCCTTGAGCCGGGCGAGCGCTTCACGATCGATGATCTGGCCGGGATCCGATGTGCCGATGATCGGCGCGACCGAACATCCGCAGTTCGGGTGGAGCGGCATGAGATCGGAATCGTGGTAGCGCTGCGTCGCGGCCAACAGGCAGAACGAACAGGCGCCCCCATCCGGGACCCGGCGGTAGCCGACGATCCGCGGGTCAGCGATCATCGCGTGAGAGGCGCCGGCGCGGGCCGACAACATCGGGTCGGTCCGGCCGATCTGCACGGCGCGGGCCCGGCCGGTCTCGATTGCGTCGGCGAGGTCGGCGCCCTCGGCCAGTGAGGTTCGCATCGTGACGAACGGGCGGGTCAGAACATCCTCGTTCGCGACACCGCGAGCGGCGACCATCCGGCCGAGATCGATCGCGTCGATCACCGTCCCGATCGGCGGTGTGCTGGTGGCCGCGGCGGCGTAGGTCTGGACGTACGCGGCCGAGCTCGTGGCGGCGGCGGTGTTCACGGCCTCGAGCACCGGGACCGACGCGTCGAGCCAGGCGGCCAGAGCCTCGTCGGACGGGTTCGTCGCGTGCTGTCGCCACAACTGCTCGAGCGTGCGGCCAGACCGGTCGCGCAACGTGAGGAGCTGGTCCTGGTGGCGGCGCGCGTACCGGACGAGTTCCTCGTCGGTCGGCACGGGTTACACCTGCTCGAGCTGCGTGGCCTGGTCTGCTGGTGGGCGGAGCGATGTCGGGATCGCACCGGTGAACGTGAGACCGGACAGACCGACCCGGGCGGCGGCGGACTCGGGCGACGCGCCGGCGCGGATGAGCACACCCATCGCGTCGGCCATCGCGCGGATCTCCTCCGGGGTGTCGGCCGGCTGCATCGGCGACGCGCTCGACCCGACACCGGGCGCCGACATCGCGGCGGTCACGGCGTCGAGCGCTCGCATCGCCTTCGCGCGGGTGATGTCCGCGGTCGACAGACCGGCCATCTCCCACAGCATCTCGGTCGGCAGGTCGAGAGACTTCATCTTGGTCACGGCGTCGATGTGCTCGGACTCGGTACGGGTCTCCGGATCCGCCCACACCACCGACACCCGACCCGTGTAGGTGACCTTGTCCATCTCGAGCGCGAGGCGCATGATCTCGGCCCACGCCGCGCCAAAAATCCGTTGCTTGCGGCGCACTTTCGCGACGAGCGGGGCCTCGGCCGCGCGCAAGGATTCGGCGGACGGCGGTTGCTCGGTCGACACGAAATAGTGCTGCGGCGTCGCGGTCTGCGACGCGATGTGCTGAACGAGTTTCTCGATCGCGCCGACGTAGACCGAGAGATCGGTCTGGTCGAATTCGCCGAACTTCGCGTCGGCGGCGGCGGTCGACCAGAGGCGGTCAACGGCGGCCATGAAATCCTGATCGGTGGCGTCGGTCCCGGACTCCTTCGGGATGTCGACACCGGTCGCCCAACGCTGCCGGAACGCGGAGTACTCGGCCGCGATGATCATGTCGGCCCAGAGCTTGTTCACCATGTCCTGTTTCGACAGGATGTTCTCGATGTCGGACACCGAATCGTCGGACAGACCGGGCCGGTTCGCGACCGGGACCACCGGGACGACCTTCCACGGGTTCTCGACCGGGTACTCCTCCCCCTCGATCTGCCGGGGTTCCCATCCCTTCCGGCCGCGCCGGAGCTTGTAGATCCCATCCGGGAGATACACGGTCGCGCACTGGCCGAGCTCCTCGTCGCGCCACGCCTTCACGGCGGCGAGGCGCTTCGAACGGTTCTCCGGGTCGAGCTCGACGATCACGTGTTCCGGGGATTCGATCGTGATCACCGGCGCGGCGCCCTGCACCGACGACGGCCAGACGATCGCGTGGCATTCGCCGAGCTTGAGCGCTTCGGTGTGCGCGATCTGCGCGTCGAGCTCCATCGCGTTCTCGGCCCAGATCTCGAGCGCTCGCTTCGTCGCGTCCTCGTCCGTCCCGACCCGGAACGAATCGAGGTTCAGACGTTCGTCGACCGCGCCGATCGGGACCTGACACCAGTTGTCATTGATCGCGGCGAGCATCGTGCCGAATTCCTGGCGGAACCGGGACGTCGCGTAGGCGAGCGGGACCCGACCGTCGTAGTAGCGCTCGAGGCGCTCGAGGTTCGGCTTCCGCTTCGAGAGCTTGGCGATCAGACGATCGGCCCACCATTCGGGTGAGTTCTTCGCGGCCACACGCCTCACCTCCCTCTCACACGTCGATCGACCGGCGGCGCCGGCGGCTTGTCGAGGAACCGGATCCGGAGATCGTTCGCGCCGACCGCGCACACGGCGAGGTCGATCTTGCGCGGTGATTCCGGACCCTCCTTGCGGATCGTGGTCCCCTTCGTTGTCGGTTTCCCGATCGCGTTCCTCACGTGGTCGAACAGGCGCGGATCGTTGTCGTGGGTGATCTTCTGATCGATCACGTCGGACAGGAATTGGTCACACGCCGGAGCCATCCGTTCGTTCGACGGTGGCACCTCGAGCACGACCTCGGCGCCGTAGGTCTCGGCCCACGCGTTCACCTCGGATCGCCACCCGGACGGATCACACCCGAACCGGTCGACCTTGTACTCGGCGAACATCTCGGTCACGGCGAGCTCGACCTGGTCCCGGGGGACCTTCCACTTCGGGCCGTTCTCCGGTTTCTCCCAACAGCCGATCACGAACGCGTGGCCGGCCTCGGTCATCCCGACGATCCCGGTCGCGTCATCGTTCACCGACCCGTCGAAGAATGCGACGATCCTGGTCCCGGTCTCGGGCTTGGCGACGGATCGGCCGGCCGCGCTGAACGCGTCCATATCCATCCACCGTTTCCCGTCGGACACCACCCACCAGGCCAGGTGAAAGCGCTTGAACCGGTGATGCGGGATCTCGTGCCAGCGGCGGAGGAGGCGCTCGATCTTCCGTTTCGAGGCGCCGGTGTTCGCTTCCCGGATGGCGGCCTCGAGCTCGGCCGGGTCGTCGAGCTGCTCGTCCGTGCGTTCCCGTGCGGCGTGACACACGAACAGGAACCGGGGGTCATCGATGACACCGGTCCCGATCTGCTTCCCGTAGTTGTGGAGGCGCCACCCGACCGACCCGTCGCCGGCGTACTCGCCGGGTGTCGACGCGGAGATCGACCGGCCCTGCGGGCTCTCGCGCTTCGTGGTCGAGTTCTCGTTGCGTTCGTGCGCGTCGGCGGCCGAATGCACCCAGTCCTGCACCTCGTCGGCGATGAACAGGGTCGGGAGACCACCATCGGTGGTCCGGCCGTTCGCCGGGATGCACCGGATCTGGCCGGGCCGGTCGACACGTTCGATCAGGTCGTACCCGATCTTGGCGAACGGGCCGAGCGGACAGTTCGGGTGCTCGAGGATCTGCACGATCCGGCCGTAGATCCCGTCGAGCATGGCCTGGTCTTGGCCGGCGGCGGCGACCGGGACGTTCGGTGACGGCGGAGCGATCGGGCCGAACAGCTCGAACAGCGCGAGCGCTGCGAGGAGCATCGTCTTTCCGTCGCCCTTCGGGCCCTCGTAGTAGCACCGTTCGTACCACCAGGTCCCGTCCTCCTCGAGCTCGAACCATTGGTACGCGAACAGCTCTTGGTCGGGCCGGAGAATGAACGGTTCACCCCACAGATCGCCCTCACCGTGAACCACGAACGCGGCGCACCATTCGACGAACACGGCGCCGTGTGACGGGCGGAGCTCGGCGGTGGGCGGCGCCGGCGGCTTGCTACGTGGCGGTCGTCGTGATGGCCGTGAGGCGCGGGTCGGGGCGGGCGGTGACTTGGACATCGGCGCCCTTCCCTGCCGCGAAAATCCGGTTCATCTGATCGAGCGACGCGGCGGCCTCACCCGTGGCGATGCCCAAACGCATCCGGGACATCGGGGTCAGACCGAGCTCGTTCTCGAGGCGGAGGATCACGGCCTCGAGCTTGAGCGCGAGGTCATAGAACGGGTTGACCTTGATCTGTCCGGTCGACCCGGTGACCGCGGGCTCCTCGAGCGCGGTGGCCACTGCGCGGGCGTGCTGGTCGTAGTACGTGAACAGCCGGCGCAACGCCGGAACATCGACCTCGGTCGCGACCTGCGCGACGTCGGCCTCCCAATACTTCACCCACGCGGCGAGCGTTTCCTCGAGGAGCCCGGCCGGCGGATCCGGCGGGACCAGAGGAACAGCGAGGTTCACCACCAGCGACAGACCGGTGGTCCCGGGCTTCCCGGCGATCGGCCCACGCTTACCCATCGGATCCGTCCTCGTCCCGCGCCGGCGGCGTGTCCTCGTACCGGAACGGGAGACCGGTCCCGGGTGTGCGCGCCAGGATGTCGAGCTTCGCGAGCTCGAGCAAACCGAGCACGTTCGTGATCGGGACGTCGAGCTGGTTGTACGTGCGCCAACGCATCCGGCCGTTCTCATCGATCCACGTGACGATCGCCAGGAAGCCGGCCATCCCGGACCCGGCCGGAACGATCGACGCCAGGAACGCGCGATCGGCCTCGTCCATCTCGGCGGTCACTGGCCACCACCCCGGGTGGCGGCCGACCCCAAAAACGGGGGTGGAACCTCACAGATTGCGCTCATGCT